GTTTGTTGTTATCGCAATCGAAAGAACCATCTACTTCTTTAGGTGCTCCGTCTAGGGTAGTTAGATGGTTGTTATAGCAAAAGAAAAAACCACTTACGAAATTGAATTTAGCAGGTAGTGTCTTACATTTCTTTTTTAAAAGTACATCACCTTCTACTGAGTAAAAACCATCTTCAAAAGTTACAGTTCCCGTTACTTCAAATCCTAATGCTTTTAAATTTTCTTTATATTTCATTTCTTTGTGTGCCTTTCTTAAATAACGCCAAATACACCCAAAACCAAGTCCATCAACAAATCCATTTAAAAATGCTTTAATTGTGTTCATTTCTCTTGTGCCTTTTTTATTATTGATCTAGCAAAATCTTTAATATCTTTTGGGCTTGGTAACGCACTAAATTTATCCCAAACTAAAGCTATTTCCTCATCTGTTAGTTCTTTTGCTGGATTGCTTTCTTCTTCAATCAGTTTTAAATATTCCGCTTTAGTGGCTGTAACGCCATCCTCGTAGCCTTGTGTATAGTGACTCATTTCTTCTCCCTATCAAATTCAATCCAAATCTGCGATGTAGTTTTATCTAGCTCCAGTAGTTGTTGCTCAATCTTTTCGTGGCAAACTTTAGTAGGGCAAGCTAATAAAACCTCTATTTGCTTCATAATTTTTTTTGCTTTTATTATGTGTTCTGCAATCATTTAGGCGCTCCTTCTAAGTCAGTTAGTTTGTTGTTATCGCAATCGAAAGAACCATCTACTTCTTTAGGCGCACCTTCTAACGTGGTTAGCTGGTTGTTATCGCAAAAGAAAGAACCACCTACTTTTTTAGGAGCACCTTCTAGCGTGGTTAGCTGGTTGAAATTGCAAAAGAAACCACCACCTACTTTTTTAGGCGCTCCTTCTAGCGTGGTTAGCTTGTTGTTATAGCAATAGAAATCACCACCTACTTTTTTAGGTGCTCCTTCTAAGGTAGTTAGTTGGTTGTTATCGCAATAGAAATCACCGCCTACTTTTTTAGGCGCACCTTCTAACGTAGTTAGTTGGTTGTTAGGGCAAAAGAAAGTACCACCTACTTTTTTAGGTGCTCCGTCTAAGGTGGTTAGCTTGTTGTTATAGCAATCGAAATCACCACTTACTTTTTTAGGCGCTCCTTCTAACGTAGTTAGTTGGTTGTTAGAGCAATAGAAACCACCGCCTACTTTTTTAGGCGCACCTTCTAGCGTGGTTAGCTGGTTGTTAGAGCAATTGAAACCACCACTTACAAACTTGAATTTAGCCGGTAGTGTTTCACATTTCTTTCTTAAAGCTACATCACCGTCTACCGAGTAAAAACCATCTTCAAAAGTTACATTACCTCTTACTTCAAATCCTAATGATTCTAAATTTTCTTTATAGTTCATTTTAATTATCCTAAGTTTGATTATCGCAAAAGAAAGAACCGCCTACTTTTTTAGGCGCTCCGTTTAAGGTGGTTAGCTTGTTGTTATTGCAATCGAAAGAACCACCTACTTTTTTAGGCGCACCGTTTAAGGTAGTTAGTTGGTTGTCATAGCAACAGAAAGTACCACCTACTTTTTTAGGCGCACCTTCTAACGTAGTTAGTTGGTTGTTATAGCAAAAGAAATGACCACCTACTTCTTTAGGTGCACCTTTTAAGGTGGTTAGCTTGTTGTAAGAGCAATCGAAAATACCACCTACTTTTTTAGGTGCTCCGTCTAAGGTAGTTAGCTGGTTGTTATAGCAAACGAAATTACCGCCTACTTTTTTAGGCGCTCCTTCTAACGTAGTTAGCTTGTTTCTAGAGCAAACGAAAGTACCACCTACTTCTTTAGGCGCACCTTCTAAGGTAGTTAGTTGGTTGTAAGAGCAAATGAAATCACCGCCTACGAACTTGAATTTAGCAGGCAGTGTTTCACATTGCCTTTTTAAAACTACATTGCCGTCTACTGAGTAAAAACCATCTTCAAAAGTTACAGTTCCGTTTACTTCAAATCCTAATGATTCTAAATTTTCTTTGTGGTTCATTTTGATTCTCCTAAGTTTGATTGGACATCTTTGTAAATCTCGTCTAGTGTAACCTTAATTTTTTCTGTTTTGCAATAAGCAATAAATTTTTTTGCAGTTTCAATAGGCGGGACTCTGCGTCCATGCTCAATAAATGACAAACTAGCATTTGAGCATCCTAGAATTTTCGCCATTTCGCCTTGTTTTAACCTCATTCGCAGACGATTTTCTTTAAAAGCATTCATGTAATTTTTCCTTTTAAAATGTTATTTTAATGCAAAGAAAAAATATTTTAACATATGTATTGCAATCTTGTTTTTTATGGGATATACTGACATTAGTTTTATGAGTTGATGTTAGTAAGTTTTAGCCAAATTGACTGAGAACCAAGGCGAATATCGTAAGATGCAACTCAAAAAAATTAAGCGGCAAGTGATGGTAACAAGGAAACGACAAAGTCTAGTGTCTTTGGCAATCAAACCGCCGATTTTATTCAATCAAAGGAGAAAAAATGAAATATCAAGAAATAACAACAGAAGCAGAAGCATTGGCAGCAGTGAAACAGGATGGGCGGGCTTTGAAGTTTGTCAAAGAGCAAACTGAAGAAATCTGCCTGGCAGCAGTGAAACAGGATGGGTGCGCTGTGCAGTATGTCAAAGAGCGAACCGAAGAAATCTGCCTGGCAGCAGTAAAACAGAATTGGTGGGCTTTGAAGTTTGTCAGATATCAAACCGAAGAAATGTGCCTAGCAGCAGTGAAACAGGATGGGCTGGCTTTGTATGATGTCCTGCGGCAAACTGAAGAAATCTGCCTGGCAGCAGTGAAACAGGATGGGTGGGCTTTGCAGCATGTCCTGCAGCAAACCGAAGAAATCTGCCTAGCAGCAGTAAAACAGAAGGGGTGGGCTTTGCAGCATGTCAAAAATAAAACAGAGGCCATTCTTTTTGAAGCTTTTAAACACGAAAAGGCATGGTTGAAATTTGTTAAATCTCAAATGAAAGACTAAAAAACTTATTTAACTTAATTTACAAAAAACATTCAAAAAGGATACTAAATAATGGAAAACATCATTCAAATTGTCGGCACTGCTAAAGAAAAATTTTTAGCCGTTCAATCGGATAACTCACTTAATTTTGAAAGTGAAGCTGGTTTTGCGTGTCAATCACTATTAGCCAATGAATACGCTTTAAAAATTGCCCTTAGTAAAAAAGATTCTTTAATCCGATCAATTCAAAACCTCGGGGCTATTGGCATTAGTTTGAACCCTGCAAAAAAACAAGCGTATTTGGTGCCTCGTAATGGTCAAATATGCCTAGATATTAGTTACATGGGATTGATGGATTTAGCAACAGCAACGGGAGCAGTTCTTTGGGTGCAGGCTGATGTTGTTCGAGAAAAAGATAATTTTGAACTCAACGGACTAGGAAAAGAGCCAATCCATAAACACAATCCATTTGCAAAAGATCGAGGTGAAATTGTCGGGGCTTATGTAACCGCAAAAACAAAAGATGGAGATTACCTTACAGATTGCATGAGCATTGATGAGATTCTATCTATTAAAGCCCGTAGCCAAGCTGTAAAAGCAGGAAAGCAAACACCTTGGGACACCGACCCCGTAGAGATGTATAAAAAAACGGTAGTTAAGCGTGCTTATAAATATTGGCCTCGAAATGATCGACTTGAATCAGCTATTCATTATTTGAACAATGATGGGGGAGAAGGAATTGTCATTGATGTCCCAGTAGTTAATGAGGATGCTAATGCAAAATTAAAAATGGATAAAACTCCATTATCAGAAAATGAAATTATTAAGTTATCTACCGCCATTCAAGAATCACATACGATGGATGACTTAGTAAAAAATTACAAATCAGCATATCGCTTGGCGCAATCGCAAGAAGATTATCAGTCCATTAAAGTTTTTACAGACTTAAAAGATGCCCGTAAATCAGAATTGGAGAATAAAAATGTCTAATTTAGCTTTGTATCAAATCGCAGATCAGTTTTTGATAAAACTATCAGAGTTAGAAAGTTCTGAATTATCGGACGAAGAATATCAAATTGCTCTTGACCAACTTCAAGGAGAAGTAACTGATAAAAGCCATGCAGTTGCGATGTATATTAAAAATTTACAAGCACTTTCTGATGCTAGAAAAGCTGCCGAAAAAGAAATGTATGAAAGCCGAAGAAATCTAGACTTAAAAATTGAACGCTTAAAGTCTTATCAAATTCAAGCCATGATAAGGACTGGCATTAAGAAAATGGATTTTCCTGAATTTTCTATTAGCATTCGCACCAATCCGCCAAGTATTGATGTTTTAAACATGGATTCAATTCCAGATGAATATTTTGACATTCCTCCACCACCTGCTCCAGTATTGAATAAAAATAGACTAAAGGATGACTTGAAGGAAGGGGTAATTATTGAAGGCGCAAGATTAACGCAAGGCACTAGCTTACAAATCAAATAACAGGAGAACTTATGGAATCAGTATTTAACATAGTGTACGAGTACGTCAAACTTAACCCAAATCAATCGGTAATTGATATTGCAAAAAATACAGGAATTAACGAACTAACAGTTCATCGCCATTTAAATGGAGGAAGGTCAAAAGAGCATCATGTAGTATTTTTGCGAGTGAAATCCACAAAAAAATTGATGCATCCTGACGGAGTTGTTAGGGGTTCGTATATTTATTTGTATTCAATTAACCCGATCAAATCAAAGTACATTACTAGATCAACTAAAAAGCAGAGCAATAAATCGCCAAAATTTGTAAGAGACCCAATTACTGCGGCTTTATTTGGGTGTGTTGTTTAATTAAAAATTGAAGATAATTTTTACTTTTTCTAAAAAAGTGTGGTATAGTCTTAATACTTAATCAAAAAGGAGAATCAAAATGAATCAAGAAAATAAAAAACTTCTGAACGATCTAATTGAATGGCTTGCAGTAGTAGTAACTGGAGTATTTTTTGGGACTTCTTTTGCATACGCGTTGCTTGGTAAATTGTTTATTTAATCAAAAAAGGAAAAATATGACATACAACAACAATAGATACTATGAACCCGAAGATGATGATTCTGAGGAAATTGAGGCAATTATTGATTACGAGCTTAAAAATGGCAATTACCCATATTCATCGGAAAACATAAAAGATTGTTTTTTTGATGATGGATTTGAGAAAAAATGGGAAACTTTGGCTAGTTTGTTGAGGCAAGGTGATACTGCTGCTGCTGGAGTTGTGCTTTCATCTACTCTTTATGAGTATTGGGAAGATCGCACAAAAAGAGAAGTAGAAAACAATATTTAAAAAGGAAAAAAAATGAATCATAAAGAAAACTTGGAAGCATTAGGATTTGAAGTAACGGGGACTGTAACTTTTGAAGATGGTTTTTACTCAGTAGACGGTGATGTAGTTTTAAGAAAGCAATGTAAGACACTACCTGCTAAATTCAAGTTCGTAGGTGGTGATTTCTATTGCTCTGACAACAAGCTAATCACGTTAGAAGGTGCTCCTAAAAAAGTAGGTCGTTCTTTCAGTTGCTCTGGCAACCAACTAACTACCCTAGACGGAGCGCCTAAAAAAATAGGTCGTGATTTCTATTGCTCTAACAACCAACTAACTACCCTAAAAGGTGCTCCTAAAAAAGTAGTTGGTAATTTCGTTTGCTCTAACAACCAGCTAACTATCCTAAAAGGTGTTCCTAAAAAAGTAGGTCGTGATTTCTATTGCTATAACAACAAGCTAACTACCCTAGACGGAGCACCTAAAAAAGTAGGTGGTGATTTTGATTGCTCTTACAACAATCTAACTACCCTAGACGGAGCGCCTAAAAAAGTAGGTGGTCATTTCGGTTGCTCTAGCAACCAGCTAACCACGTTAGAAGGTGCGCCTAAAGAAGTAGGTGGTACTTTTTATTGTTCTAACAACCAGCTAACCACATTAGACGGAGCACCTAAAAAAGTAGGCGGTTCTTTCTTTTGCGATAATCAAACTTAGGATAATTAAAATGAACTATAAAGAAAATTTAGAAGCATTAGGATTTGAAGTAACGGGAAATGTAACTTTTGAAGATGGTTTTTACTCGGTAGAAGGTGATGTAGTTTTAAAAAAGAAATGTGGAAAACTACCTGCTAAATTCAATTTCGTAAGTGGTATTTTCTTTTGCTTTAACAACAAACTAACTACGTTAGAAGGTGCTCCTAAAAAAGTAGGTGGTGATTTTTATTGCTATAACAACCAACTAACTACCCTAAAAGGAGCGCCTAAAAAAGTAGGTGATACTTTCATTTGCGATAACAACAAGCTAACTACGTTAGAAGGCGCACCTAAAAAAGTAGGTGCTTCTTTAATTTGCTCTGGCAACGATCTAACTACGTTAGAAGGTGCGCCTGAAAAAGTAGGTGGTGATTTCGATTGCTCTAACAACCATCTAACTACCCTAAAAGGAGCGCCTAAAAAAGTAGGTGGTTCTTTCTTTTGCTCTGGCAACCAACTAACTACCCTAAAAGGAGCGCCTAAAAAAGTAGGCGATACTTTTTATTGCAATAACAACGATCTAACTACGTTAGAAGGTGCGCCTGAAGAAGTAGGTGGTGATTTCTATTGCTATAACAACCATCTAACTACCCTAAAAGGAGCGCCTAAAAAAGTAGGCGATACTTTCGGTTGCTCTAACAACCATCTAACTACCCTAAAAGGAGCGCCTAAAAAAGTAGGTGGTTCTTTAATTTGCAATAACAACAAGATAACTTAACATAAAAAGGAAACAAAATGACATATTACGAATTGCATCCTTTATGCACTCTTTTTCCACGAGTTGAAGGCGCAGAATTTGAATCTTTGGTTTTAGACATTAAACAAAGCGGACTTAGAGAGCCTATTACTATATTTAATAATATGGTTTTGGATGGAGGTAATAGGTATCGGGCTTGTTTAGAAGCTGGAATTGATCCAATTTTTCAAAAGTTTGATGGAGATAGTATTATTGGATTTGTTTTATCAAAAAACTTGCATCGTCGGCATTTATCGGTAGGTCAGCAAGCGGCGATTATTGCTAGTATGGCTGACTGGGAAAATGCTCAATCAGTAGGAAATCCTGCATTTAAAGCACAAAATTCCCAATGTGCTACTAATAGCACATTGCAAACTATCTCAGATAGAGCGCATGAATCAGGCGCAAGCAAGTCTACTCAAAGAAAAGCTGATGCGGTCGTAAAGGCTGACCCTGATCTTGGTCGCAAAGTTGCAGCTGGTGAGGTATCTTTAAATGAAGCTACAAAACAAGTAGCCCCTCAACTGCTACCTAAAAAACCTCAAATACTTGAGTTATCTATTGAAGAACAAAATCAAGCAAATGCTGATATTTTGGCGCAAGAATCCGAATTTGAGGCATGGTTAGAAAATCCTGAAAATGCCGATTTAATGGAGCGTCTTAAACAAAAAGAAGCTATGAATTTGGTTTTAAAGCGTGAAAATGATGGTTTACAATTTGCCAATGCAGACTATTCTAAACGCTTAAAAGCCGCATTATCAAAAATAGATAAGCAAGCAAGTCATATTAAAGAGCTGGAAAAAGAATTGGCAATAGCGCAAGGCGTAAGGGTAGAATAGTAAAAATCAAAACAGGAGAATCAAAATTTTTCAAGAATTTGAACCGACATACTCGCTTGATAAGTTCCCGCCATTGCGGGACTTTCAAATAAAAACCCATGAAATGCTTAGAGAGGGCTTTAAATCTGGCCATAAAAGGCAGTTAGTTTGCGCCGCTACTGGATCAGGAAAAACCTTAATGGCACTTCATGTTATTGCCAACGCTTTAATAAAAGGCAAAAAAGCCACTTTTGTATGTGATCGGACTGCACTAATTGAGCAAACCAGTAAGGTTGCTAAGTCTTTAGGTTTAGTTCATGGCGTTATTCAAGCCCAACATGAACTTAGGAATAATTCTTTGCCATTTCAGATAGCTAGTGTTCAAACTTTGGCGAAGCGAGGATGGCACGATACCGATTTAATCATAGTAGATGAGTGCCATTCCCTTTACTCAGCAGTAAGCGATCATATAGTTAATTTTGATGGCGCAGTCATTGGGCTATCAGCTACCCCATTTAGTAAAGGATTGGGAAAACTTTACTCAAATCTAGTAAATGCTACATCTATGCACGAACTTACCCAGTCTGGGGTATTGGTTCCAATGCGAGTAATTAGCGCCACAAAAATAAATATGGATGGCGCATCTACTACATTTTCTGGAGAATGGGATGCACAAGAAATAACAAAACGAGGGCATGAGATTGTTGGAAATGTTGTCAGAGAATGGACTGAACACGCTTATGGAAAGAAAACCATTGTATTTGGGGCTACGATTGCTCATTGCGATGATATGTGCCGTCAGTTTACTGAAGCTGGAATTATGGCGGCTTCTCTTACTTCTGAAACAGATGACGATGAAGTGAAGCAGTTATTTAAAGATTTTGATAATGGGGATATTACTGTTTTATTGTCAGTTGAAAAATTAGCAAAAGGATTCGATCAGCCAGACATAGAATGTGTTGTGGATTGCCGTCCTCTTAGAAAGTCTTTATCTACTGCAATCCAAATGTGGGGTCGTGGCTTACGATCAAGCCCCAAAACTGGAAAAACCGAATGTTTGCTTATGGATTTCTCAGGAAACATTATTAGATTTTTAGAGGACTTTACAGACTTTTATTTTAATGGGCTTGATAGTCTTGATGATGGCTTTAGACTTGATAAAATTGTCAGAGAATCAAGCGAAGAAAAAGAAGAATCCAAGGGATGCCCATCTTGCGGTAATAAACCATTTTTTAAGCGGTGCATGGCTTGTGGTTATGAGTTTATTAAACCAAGTTTAATTGAGCATTTGCCTGGAAAGATGATGTCTTTAGAAATGCCAGTTATGGCAGGTAAAAAGCAACTTGCACAATCTCATGCAGATCTTTGGGCGCAAATTTGTACTTATTCAGCTCAACATTCATCGCCAGAAAAGCAAATTGGAAGAGCATCTAATTTATACAAAAATATAACTGGAATGTGGCCGCCTAGAAGTTATACTTTTAGCCCATCGGCAGAAATTAGCGCCGCAGTTTACGGAAAAATTAGAAGCCTAAATATCCGATTTGCAAAATCATCTAGGAAGTCATAATGAATTTTATTCAATTTGCTAGAGGTCATGGCGTAGAAATAGATAGCTTGATTATTTCTGACAAAATAATCAGAACGGGAACTACATTACATCCAAAGTCCAAAAATGGGGCTTATCGATTCAATGGTAAATTTGGGTGGGTTCAAAATTGGGAGCATGGCGATCTTGTTCATGTTTTTGGTGGAAAAATTAAAGAATTTAGCGAAGCCGAAAAAAAGGAATGGGCTAGAAGAAAACGATTACAAGATGAGGCGATAGACAGAAAATATCAGCAAGCATCAAAAGATGCTCAGATTATCATTCAGTCATGCACACTTAAAAATCATGGTTATTTAAGCTATAAAGGGTTTACTGAGGCTCAGGGATTGGTTACAGAGGATGACATTTTAATTATTCCAATGAAGTCATTATCAGGCACTTTACAGGGCATCCAATCAATTAAGTGGATTGAAGATGATAGAAAGTACCAAAAAAAGATGATGTACGGAATGAGAGCCAAGGGATCTGTATTTAGATTTGGCTCAAATAAAGCATTGGAGACGATTTTATGTGAAGGTTATGCAACTGGACTATCTATCAAGATGGCGGTTGATAGGATGCGTATAAGCGCCTCTGTGCTTGTATGTTTTTCAGATGGGAATTTGGTAGAAATAGCTAAGTCTATGAACCCAAAAACTACTTATGTGTTTGCAGATAACGATATTAGTCAGGCTGGGGAAAAGTGCGCCGTAAAAACCGGATTGCCTTTTTGTATGTCAGATGAAATTGGTGATGCGAACGATTTACATCAACTAAAAGGGCTTACAGCCGTTTGTAAAAAAATTATGGAGGTAAGGGCTAAAAGATAAGCCAAAAAATCCATTGTGGCGGCTCTAACGACATCGTAGCGCAATGGGGGAACGAGATACTTGAGGGAAGTGGTTGAAATATCTTAACTGGCGGCGAAGTAAGCACCAGTACCACGAAAGGCTTACGAGTGCGAAGGCTCCGAAGTGCAGCTTGACGTTAAAGGCCTCCTACTTAGTTGTAGGTAGGCTGAGTACGTCCCACCAAAGTGCAGGGTAGTTAGCAGGGGGTTTTAGACTGAGATGTTAATTAATACTAAGGGGGGTTTTTTGAATTTTTTAGACAACAGAAATTATTGCCTTGACTGTTTTAATTTTGCTAAAGATAATGGATGTATACAAGCCAATAAGCAATTTGTGGCTTTTATTCAATCAAATAACTTAGGAGTAAAACATAGATGTGTCAAGTGGACAAAAAAATACGATTTTCAGAATCTCCAGTCTTGCGCCCAAGCGATAAAGGACATGAGGCCATCAAAAACGAATCAGGAGTTGATGTTCAAAATTATTGCACAAACACTCAATGCGCCAACTCGGGAAAATGTAATAAAGGAAGTAAAAGCAATTTAACCAGTTTTTATGCTAAGGGATGGGAGTAATGAGACAGCCATACCCAACCACTCAGATTTTGCTCAGAGGCGAGATTCAGTTGAATACGCTTTTAACAAAAGCAAAGAGCCTACCACTTGATTCAGAAGCACCACTTGAAATTTTGATTAGAGAATGGTTAAAGCCCCGTAAGCTATCTCAAAACGCTTTAATGTGGGCTGGACCACTTAAAGATATTGCAGAGCAAGCATTTGTAAACAAAAAAACATATACGATTGATGTATGGCATGAATTTCTAAAAAAAGAATTTTTGCCAGAAGAATTTATAGATGGGATTACAAAAGATAACTATAAAAAGTGGGATTTTGACCCAAAAGGCAATCGAATTTTAATTGGTAGCACTGCCCAATTAACGGTTAAAGGATTTGCTCAATATTTAAATAAAATAGAGTCTTATGCCGCTACTGAACTCGGCGTTCAGTTTGGGGTGCGTGGATGACCCGTTGCGCTGAGTGCAGGCAAGAGTTTAAAAAGCTCAGAATTACACAAAAAACCTGTTCAGTTGAGTGTGCTATTCCTTATGGAAAAAGAATGGCAATTCAAAAATCTATTAAAGATAAAAGAAAAGCTGAAAAGCTAGAGCGAGAGCAGATCAAAAATCGCAGGGAAAACCTAAAGTCAAAATCACAAGTAGCAGCGGAATTGCAAAAAATAGTAAATTTATACATTCGCACAAGAGATCATAATGCTGGGTATGGTTGTATTACTTGTGGAACAATGCAATCACCAGCATGGGATGCTGGACATTTTAGATCGGTAGGTAGCGCTCCCCATTTAAGATTTGACGCTAGAAATATTCATCTTCAATGTATGCAATGCAATAGATTTTTTGGCGGTGCTGGACGGGAATATGCAATTAACCTTCCAATTAGAATAGGTCAAAAAGAATTTGATAATCTAATTTCAGATCAAACCCCAAGAAATTACACAAAAGATGACATGAAATCTTTAAAAGTGATTTTTCGTCAAAAAATTAAAGAATTAAACCTTCAAAAAGTATGATGGATAAATTGAAGTTGTAATATATACTAATTTTAGTTCTTGGCACTACCCTATTACAATCTTTGATTCTCCGTAGGGCATAATAGTGATTTGAGCGTTGCCCCTGCCAGCGTATCCGAGAACAGCAGGGACTTTAATAAAAATAATTTTTACTTTTTCTAAAAAAGTGTGGTATAGTCTTAATACTTAATCAAAAAGGAGAATTTATGAAATACGAAGATTTTGTCAAAAATAAGCGCCGTGAAGAAATAGCAACCGGACACAATCCAGAGGCGCTTAATGAGAATTTATTTGATTTTCAGCACGCCATAGTTACATGGGCAGTGCGTAGGGGTCGTGCAGCTATTTTTGCCGATACTGGTCTAGGAAAATCATGTATGCAGTTGTCATGGGCTGATGAAGTGGCAAGTCATACCCAAGGCAAGGTTTTAATTCTTGCGCCATTGGCTATTTCAGATCAAACCATTCGAGAGGGGGATAAGTTTGGTATTGAAGTTAATAGAGTGCCTCACGATGGCTCTATTTCTCATAATGGCGTATGGATTACAAATTATGAGCGCATGGATAATATTGACTTTTCCCAGTTATCGGGATTGGTTTTGGATGAATCATCCATTTTAAAGTCTCACGATGGAAAAACACGAGCAAAAATTATTGATTCATCTCAAAAAGTGCCTTATCGTTTATCTTGCACAGCAACACCAAGCCCGAATGATTTTGTGGAATTGGGAAATCAATGCGAATTTTTAGGGGTAATGACATCAAGCGAAATGTTAGCCACTTATTTTAAAAATGATGCTGGCGATACAGGCACTTGGGTTTTAAAGGGGTGGGGAAAATCAAGATTTTGGGAATGGATGGGAACATGGGCAGTTGTTGTAAGAAACCCCAGCGATATTGGTTTTGATGGATCTGCTTATGATGCTATACCTAAACCTGAATATTTTGAGCATATTGTAGAGACTGATATTTCAGGTGGCGATTTATTTACAAAGCCGGCAAGCACTTTACAAGAACGCAGAAAAGCACAAAGAGATAGCTTAGATGCAAGATGCAGAGCATTAGCAAATTTAGTAAACAGTCAAAATGATGAGCCTTGGATTATTTGGACTCACCTTAATGATGAGGCTGATTTATTAAAATCGTTAATTCCTGATTCTGTTAATGTTCAAGGATCAGATTCCCCTGAATCAAAAGAAAAAAATCTAATTGCATTTTCCGAAGGAAAAATTAGGGTTTTAATTACCAAGGGAAAGATCGCTGGATATGGCCTTAACTGGCAGCATTGTGCTCGCATGGCTTTTGTGGGTTTAGATGATTCTTTTGAAAAATTTTATCAATCCGTTAGACGATGCTATCGTTTTGGTCAAAAAAGAAACCTTCAAGTTCATTTATTTGTAGCAGAAAACGAAGGGCAAATTTTGCAAAATTTAAAGCGAAAAGAATCAAATCATCACAAAATGAGCGAAAACATGATTGAACACATGAAAGACATTATGAATAACGAATTAAAAGGACAGGTAAATATTGTGGATGAATACAAAGAAGATGTTAAGCATGGAGAGGGATATACAGTTCACCTGTCCGATTGTGTAAAACTGGCAAAATCAATCGAATCAAATTCCATTGATTATTCAATTTTTAGCCCCCCATTTGCTGATTTATTTGTTTATTCAAACTCAGACTATGACATGGGAAACTGCAAAGACGATCAAGAGTTCGTCAATCAGTTTAAATATCTTATTAAAGAGCTGTATCGAATTATTAAGCCTGGACACAATGTATCGTTTCATTGCATGAATCTGCCAACTACCAAAGGCAGACAGGGATATATTGGATTGCGTGATTTTAGGGGTGATTTAATCCGATCATTTCAAGATGAGGGCTTTATATATCATTCTGAGGTAGCTATTTGGAAAGACCCAGTAGTTGCTATGCAACGCACCAAGGCGCTAGGATTGCTTCATAAGACCATTCGCGAGAACTCTACTATGAGCCGTATGGGACTTCCTGATTATGTAGTAACCATGCGTAAAGATGGCGATGTAGTAGATCGAGTTACTCATTCAGATGAATCTGACCTTCCCGTTTCATTGTGGCAAAAATACGCAAGCCCAGTATGGTTTGATATTGACCAAGGAAAAACTCTTAATAAAATGCCAGCAAGAGATGAAAACGACACTAAGCATATGTGTCCACTTCAGCTTGATGTAATTGAGCGTTGTATTCATTTGTGGACTAAAAAGGATGATCTAGTGTTTTCTCCGTTTACAGGAATTGGCTCAGAGGGTTATATGGCAGTAAAGATGGGAAGAAAATTCTTAGGGGCAGAATTAAAGCCTCAATACTGGGAGTTAGCTTGTCAAAACTTAGAAGATGCTAAAAGAGAACAAGGAGGGCTTTTTTAAGATGCAAAAACTAGGACAAAATTACTTAATATGGAATTTTTCAAAGGAAAACTATCCTTTTATGATGGGGTTAAATCCTATTGCAATTTATCAAAAAAAACATTCAGACACTAGAATTGTTGCAAAAACAAAGTGTCATTACGCAACAAAAAAGAGGTATAATAATAAAAACCTGTGAGTTATTCCTTTACCTCACGCTGGATAAGTAACCAGCTCCTTCGGGATTTTAAAAAGGATAAAAAAGGAAAAAAATAGATGAATGGTAGAAAATCAAAATTAACCGATGTTCAATGGCATGGCCTTGAAATGCGCTTAATAGCTGGAGAAAAAGCAGCAGATTTAGCTAGAGAGTATGGTATACATAGATCACAGATCACTAAGAAGATCAAGCCTAAGACAGATATAATCAAAGAAGTAGCCCATAAGGTAGTGGATGCAGAGATAGCATTTAAGTCTTTACCCCTGACCCAACAGATAGCAACTTTAACCCTTATAGACGATTTAAAAGCTATAAGCACTAACCTTGCAAGTGCTGGAAAACTAAGCTCAATCAATGCTAACAGACTAGCAGAACTAGCAAACCAGCAGATCAATTCAGTGCATAGCGATTATTTAGAAGATGGAGTGGAAGCGCTAAAAATGGCTTCTGTTCTTACGACTATGGCCAATGATGCGAGCAAAATCCCTATGGGGCTATTACTAGCAAATAAAGATCAAGTGCAAAAAATAAGCAATCCCGAGGTAGAGCAAGTAAAAACTCTAAGCGACTTTTATGCAGGTTCTGACAATCAAAACGATTCCAAATAAGAGTTTTAAAAAATGAATAGCCCAACCCTAAACCCAGCGCTAAGGGATTTTTGGAAAAAGCCATCAAGAAATAAAGTTCTATATGGTGGTCGATCTAGTTCCAAAAGCTGGGATGCGGCAGGATTTGCTATATTTTTAGCCAATGCTTATAAGGTCAGATTCTTATGCACCCGTCAATTTCAAAGCAAAATTGAGGAATCGGTATATACCCTGCTCAAGATTCAAATTTCCCGATTTGGTCTAGACGATAGGTTTAAAATCGTAGAAAACAAAATTACCAATTTATATACGGGTAGTGAGTTTGTGTTTTATGGCTTATGGCGCTCTATTGATGAGATCAAGTCTCTCGAAGGTATTGATATTCATTGGGCAGAAGAAGCCCATTTATTAAGCGAAAACCAATGGGAGATTATTAACCCAACCATCAGAAAAGAAGGATCGCAGCATTGGATTGTGTTTAATCCACGATTGGCTACGGATTTTGTTTATAAGCGGTTTGTAACCAATCCACCACCTAATACGATCGTTAGAAAGATAAACTACGACGAGAACCCTTTTCTTAGTCAGACGATGATTGACGAGATTGAGTCTGCAAAGGCAGAGGATTATGATAACTATCTTCATGTCTATGAAGGCGCTCCACTTAGCGACGATGAGCAATCGGTTATTAAGCGGTCTCATATCATGGCTGCCATTGACGGACATAAAGCCCTTGGAATTGATATTAAAGGCTCTCATAGAATTGGATTTGACGTTGCAGACGCTGGAGAGGACTATTGCGCTACCATTCACTCTCACGGTTCATTAAACTTTTGGGCTGACCAATGGAAGGCAAAAGAAGACGAATTGCTCAAGTCTTGCACCCGTGTATGGACAAAGGCAAGAGAAGATGACTCTTTGATTATTTATGACGCTATTGGGGTAGGCGCTACTGCTGGGGCTAAATTTAGCGAATTAAACGCATCTAATGGCGTAAAAGTGGAATATCAAAAGTTTTTTGCAGGCGGGGCGGTAACTAAACCTGATATTCAATACAAAAAATCAGGCATCAAGAACAAAGACTATTTTGCCAATATTAAAGCTCAGGCATGGTGGCTGGTAGCCGATAGATTCAGAAATACCTATAATGCAATTCATAACGGGCAATCTTTTTCAGAAGATGAGATGATATTTATTGATAGCAATATGCCTCATTTAGATAAGCTAATGGATGAATTGACATCGCCTAAACAGGATTATGACAATGCGGGCAGGGTTAAAGTGGAAAGTAAAAAAGACTTAGGAAAGCGTGATGTTGCATCCCCTAACTTAGCAGATGCGTTTATAATGGCTAATCTATCAGGCGAAATGCGCCGCCGATCATTTTTTGGATAAATGAATATGTTTAACTGGTTCAAAAAGCCCGAAACAAAAAAACCCGACCCAGTTAATCATCGGGGAGGTGTCTTATCTACCCATATGTTTGATATTGAAAAGCCATTATTTGGGCTTGATGACCAACTACATCAATTAAAAAAAGCCCAGCCATATCAAAATGGATTTGCTATGGATGGCTCAGACAGCGGTTCAAATAGCTTTAAGACTTACTCTAATGGGATGAATACTGTTTCAGATGCAGTTATTGGATGGTATGCCTCACAAGGATTTATTGGTCATCAACTTTGCGGCATCTTGGCTCAAAATTGGCTAGTCAATAAAGCGTGTACCATGCCCGCAGAAGATGCTATTCGCAAGGGATACAATGTGGTTTCCGTAGATGGGGAGGAATTAGACCCTTCATATACGCAAATCATCAATTCATACGACAGGCTATTTAAGCTCAATGAAAATATGCGAGAGTTTATCCGAAAGGGTAGAATTTTCGGTATTCGTATTGCAATGTTCAAAATTCAATCAACGGATCAGGATTACTATGAGAAGCCATTTAACATTGATGGAGTTACTGCTGGTAGCTACAAGGGCATTGTTCAAATTGACCCTTACTGGTGCGCTCCTATGCTTGACAATCCAAGCGCAAGCCAGCCCGACACATTGCACTTTTACGAGCCGACTTGGTGGATTATCTCCGGTAAAAAAGTGCATCGCTCACACCTCGTCATTTATAGACACGCAGAGCCAATAGATATTCTTAAGCCTCAATATATCTATGGTGGAGTGCCGCTTACTCAGCAGATCATGGAACGAGTTTATGCGGCAGAAAGAACAGCTAACGAAGCCCCGCAGCTTGCCATGTCAAAGCGTACTACCGTATGGCTAACTGACATGGAATCAGTCATGCAAAATTCTCAGGAAGCAATCAATAGACTATCTCATTGGACGGCATTTAGAGATAATCACGGCATTAAGATGGGCGATAAAGAGGGAGACGAGTTTCAACAATTCGATACTTCCTTGGCTGATTTTGATGCGCTGATTATGACTCAATACCAATTAGTAGCCGCTATTGCAGGAGTGCCAGCAACTAAACTCATCGGGACTACGCCAAAAGGATTTAATTCAACAGGCGAGTACGAAGAAGCAAGCTATCATGAGTTACTAGAATCTATCCAGTCCAATGACTTAACAAGACTCGCAGAGCGCCATCATGCGCTTGTCATTAAGTCTTATGTAGACACTAAAGAGGGGCAAGAAATGGTAGAAACAACAATCAACTGGTTGCCACTCGATACCCCAACGGCGCAAGAATTGGCTACTACTAATTTAGCAAAGGCTCAGACTGGTCAGGTTCTTATTGCCTCTGGCGCATTATCTAGCGAAGATGAGCGCCAGCGCATTGCTACGGATAAGACTAGCGGTTACGACGAGCTAGGGATTATGGAAGACGAACCTCTATTTGAGGAAGAAATCGAAGACCCTAAGATTGAAATAGCCCAAGACGATGCAAAAGACTTATCCAATAAAGAAGCCAAGCGATTGTCATTTATTGATAAAAAAGTAAAAAAAGGTGCTAAGTTAAGCCAATCTGAGCAGTTGGATTATGAAAAGTTCAAAAAATAACTTAATCGGTGGGGCATTAAGACCTAATGCCGGAATCGCATCTGATTACGCCAAGCCTATTGTTAAAGAAATAGGCTTAATGTCTAGGGATGTAGAAAGGCAACTAAAAAGGCTATTTACTGACCCTGATTATGGTTATGCTATGGATGCCTCAATTTCAAGCCAAGCCCGTATCCTTTTAAATTATTTAATGGATAAATGGCAAAAAAGATTTAAAGAGATAGCCGAAGATGCAACCGATAGAATGATTAAGCGAACTGTCAAAAACTCATCCATAACCCTTGGAATATCTTTAAAAGAGCTTAGTGAAAACTTTGAAATAGATACATCGGTTATTAGCCCAAAAATAAGAGATGTAATTAAAGCAAGCAGTCAAGAGGCCGCCAATTTAATAAAGCTAATACCTCAAAAGTATCTAGGCGATGTTCAGGGCGCAGTAATGCGTAGTATCACAACGGGCAAGGGACTGAGAGATTTAGTTCCATTCCTAGAAGCTAAATATAACGGTAATCTGCGCCATGCTAAAAATGTAGCTTTAGATCAAACTCGAAAAACCTATCAAGCCGTTACTAGATCAAGATTACAAAGTTTAGGGGTGAAAAAGTTTAAATGGGTTCATTCAGGCGGGGGCAGAGAGCCAAGGCAAGAACATATTAGAATGTCGGGTAAGGAATATTTATTCGACAATCCCCCTGAAATTGGCATAATGTATGGTGAGACTATTCGAGGATTCCCCGGAGAGTTGCCAAATTGCCGATGTACTTTATCGCCAGTAATTGATTTACAAACTTAAGGAAAAGATATGCAAGACAAATTAAACACAAAAGAAGCCCAAGCGGTTTCATTAGCAAGTGCATCTGGTCTTGGTGAGGCTTGCCAAGCAGAAGGCGTTTATTCAATGAAGTGCTTTGACAAAGAAGGCGGAAAACTTCTTTGGGAACAGAAATTTGATAATGTTGTGGTTACAGTTGGAAAAGATTTAATATTGCAAACCGTATTAACAGGTTCAAGCTATTCTGTGAACGGCCCTTATATTGGGTTAATTTCATCGGTAGATTGGACTGCTACAAGTGCAACAGATACGATGACCTCTCATGCTGGGTGGAAAGAAGCAGGAGCAACAAATGCCCCCACCTTTACATCTCGTATTGTGCCAAGTTTTAGCACTGCAACATCAGGAGCAATCTCTACATCCACGCCTGTTAGCTTTACAATGACAGGCAACGGAACATTAGAAGGTGCATTTCTTGTTTTTGGTACTGGTGCGGTATCTACGATTGACGATACGGCAGGGGTTTTATTATCTGCTGGGGCTTTCGTTGATGGTCCACAGCCTGTAAACTCTGGTAATGTGGTACAAGTAACTTATCAGCTTTCTCTTTAAGGATAAAAAATGAAAATGCTACCAGTCGGAACAAAAGTAGTACAAATTCTTCCATCTCCTATTACCGGTGAAGTAGTAGGTTATTCATTAGATCAAACTACGGGCGATAGACAATATCTCGTAGTTTGTGATTCAAAAGACGGAACTATCAAACAGCGTTATTTTTCAGAATCTGAATTAAAAGAAACTAAATAATGTTTTTAGTAAAAGACAGAGTTCAAGAAACCTGCAATTCCCCCCTAACTGGCTCAATTAGCCTTTTGGGGGCGGTTAATGGTTATCAGTCCTTTTCCATCGCAATAGGAAATGGAAACACTACTTTTTACACAATCGCAGATCAATCTGGAAGTAATTGGGAAGTGGGAGTAGGGACATACTCTACTACCGGAAATGCCCTAGCAAGAACAACAGTATTAGCGTCTTCTAACGCAGGTGCATTAGTAAACTTTTCTAATGGCACACAGAATGTATGGTGCGATTATGCAGCAGGCAAGTCTATCTTATTAGACCCATTAGGAAAGCTAAATGCTGGCGGTAATGGATATTTAGATTACGCTTCATCAAGTCCAGCAGTTGCGGCTGGTCGTATGTGGTATGACGATACAACAGGCTCATGGAATCTTGGCATGGGCGGTGGAAGCGTCACTCAGCAGATTGGGGAAAATTTATATATCTATGGGAAAGCAACAGCAAACATAGTACATAATCCTTTAAAAATTGTTTATAAAACAGGCGTAGTAGGAGCTAGTAGTGCTATTACTTTTGCTCCTTCGATTGCTGGAATTACAGACGATAAATTGATATTAGGAGTAGCGGCAGAAAACATTGGTTTGAACTCTTTTGGTAGGGTTACTTCTTTTGGGCTTATCAAAGGTATTGCTACTAATGGATCGGCTTATGGCGAAACATGGCAAGATAATCAGACTATTTGGTATAACCCAATAACAGGTAATCCAACAAAATATGAGCCACTAGCACCCAATATTAAATGTCAAATTGGAAATGTAATTAGTGCTGGTGCTGGTGGTTCAGGTTCGTTTTATGTAGAGGTAATCCATAGCAATAAACTTGGCGTTACAAATTCGGATGTAGCAATAAATAATCCGACTGAAGGTCAATTACTCCAATACAATGGAGCACGATGGGATAATGTTAATAAAAATTTAGTATCTGACCCAGTAGGGACAGCTTATTTTATGTCGATTGTGATGGGATAATATGGCGACTTATGGAATTAACTCTTATGGTGTAAAAAACATAAGCACTGGTGGATCAATAGTTTTTTCTGTTGATAGTGGGTTTGATGCAATATCTAGCTTTAGAGTAACCAATACTTCAAATTCTACAATCACTTGTTCAGCTTACATTACTAGAGCCTCGGTAGATTATTACATTGGAGCACCAAATACAACTGTGCCAGTTGGCGGGTCAATAGACTTTGTAGCTGGTAATAGAATCCTTTTGAATACTAACGATATTGTAAAAGTAGCCGTAAGTAGTGCTAATTCGGCAGATGCTTGGGTTTCTTGCATGACGGTGATGTAAATGTATTTCGGAAACTCTCCTACTCAACAAGCCTATGAGCCAGCGATAGATTATTTTAATGGCGATGGAACAACTTTATCTTTTTCATTAAGAAGGCAAGTTGCATCTGTTAATCAAATTATCTGTTTTATTGAAAATGTATATCAAAACCCCGCTTTTTCTTTTTCAGTAAATAATAATGTCATTACTTTTACTTCAGCTCCCCCCGCTGGAAATAGCAATATTGTCGTAACATACACAAGCCTTATTACTCAAATAGTAAAGACTGGACAAAATACAGTAGGCAAAAATGAATTAGAAAATAGATATACATTATGTAGTGCTTGGGTTAGCTATGACCCAGCAACTGCAACTATTATCAATTCATTTAATGTTTTATCAGTAACTTCAGGAACAAGTGGCACAGGTTCATTTAATATAAATTTTAAATACCCAATGCCAGGCAATACTATATTTGTAAAAGATTACGTCATGCTTGGTATGCCTTCTTTTGAAGGGGGAGCACCAGCAACTATTGCTATTCCTACTACCACAAATCAACTAACAAGCGATTTTAGAGAAGTAAGATATTTTAACCAATCGGGTGTAGCGGTAAATCCTACAACAGTTCAACTTGCCTTTTTCTCTTAATATTATGGAAAAACTAATAATTTTCCCTAGCGTTACTGGTGGTTTATGTATCACTACTTTTGTAGATGATCTATTTATCTCTATTGAAGAAATGGTGGATAAAATTGTCCCAAAAGATACTCCTTATAAAATTATTGATCGCAGTGATCTTCCAACTGATTTAGACTTTAGGGATGCATGGGAATTTAATATATGATTATTGTCAATTTAGAAAAAGCCAAAGAGATCACAAAAGAAAGATTAAGAAAAGAAAGAGAGCCTTTATTTAAAGCTCTTGATCTTGCATATCTACAATATTTAGAAGATAAATCTGACTGCACAGATATTATTGATGAAAAAAATAGGCTAAGAAATATTACAAAACTAGCAGATGAGGCTTCTAGCCTAGAAGAATTAAAAGCTATTAAAGTTAAATAATGCCAATTTCTACTATTACTTCAAAATCAATATCTGGCGTTATTGCGGCAGGAACAATTAGGTCTGCAACTGGAGTTATTATTCAGTTTCCTAATATTCCTTCATGGGCAAAAAGAGTAAGCATTATTTTGTCAGGTGTTAGCACAAACGGAACAGATGCGCTTTTAATTCAATTAGGGACTAGATTCGGAGTTGTTACAACTGGATACAATTCAACTGTATCGGGGCCAACAACATCTAGCAATGGATTTTTGCTAACTTTTGCTAATTCCAATGAAGACCTTTGTTCGGGAATTGCAACTATTGTAAATATTGGTGGCAATCAATGGGTAAGCACATCAGTAGTAAAAAGATCAACAACACAAATTTATTATGCTGCTGGTAATGCAAGTCTTCCTAGTGCTCTTACTACCGCATATTTAACAACTACCCAAGGACAAAATTCTTTTGATACTGGGTCAGTTAATTTTTACTACGAATAATTATGATATTTGGTAATCAGCCCTCACAAGTATCTTTTCCGTATAATGTTTTTAGCGGAAACGGCTCAACTACTTCTTTTCCGTTATCAATTACTGCGGCAAATACAGCATCGTTAATTGTTACCGTTAATAGCACATTATTAAATATTCCACTTTATTCCATTGTTGGGAACAATATTGTATTTGTAACCGCTCCTAGCACTGGCACAAATAATATTACAGTTAGATATTTAGGTATTCCAGCATCAAATGTAGTTACTGCCCCTTATCGCACACTAATAGAGGTAACGGCTACTGCTGGACAAACTACAATCCCAGCAACTTATACGGTGGGATTTTTGAATGTATATAAAAATGGTCTTATCCTTAGATCAAATCAATACACTGCAACTAATGGCACATCCGTGGTTCTCGCAAGCCCAGCAGCACTAAACGATTTCATTCTAATAGAAACTTTTTATATTAGTTCTGCGCTTAATGCTATTCCAAATGCAAGTAACTCAGTCCAGTCCTATAACATTCCCCAAGGAATTACATTAAAAAGCCCTGTATTTGAAGGCAGACCAACAGGATATGGAACTCTTACTAGAAGTTTATCAATAGCTGGGGCTGGTCAGACTTTTATTGATTTTACAATCCCAACGTGGGCAGAAAGGGTAAATGTCAGTTTTTTTGGGTTGTCTACCACTGGCGTAGACCCGTATGGCGTACAAATTGGCGTAAATGGAGTAATTCAAACAACTAACTATGTAAGCACTGGCTCAAGAATTACAACGGGACTTAATGTAACTACAATATCATCCACTAATATGTTATTGACCTCTGCCGCAACTTCAGCGTCTGGAGCATATTACGGTTCTGCACAAATTTCATTGGTAGATAACACAGCAAATCGATGGGTAATGTCAGGCTGGTTAAGTGGGCTAGATCAAGGCACTGGTGGGGTAACTCTTACTGGATTACCCGATAGAATCAGGGTTACTACTTTAAATGGGGTGAATACCTTTGACTCTGGCTATGTGAACGTGGATTACGAGTAATGTTCGGATTTTCGCCATTTTCATCTGCTCCGTTTTCAACATTAAACGGGGGAAAAATATGGCAATTATCCGTAAGCGAATCAGCAAATGCTATTGATAATTTTAGTCAAACTAGCTTTTTAATTGCTAATTTAGAAGAATCATCAAATCCAAGCGATTTAATAAGCAATTCAGAGATAGTCAATTTTAAAGTATTGGAATCATCCAATTTACAAGATAGCTATACTCCAAAAAATATTAAATATTTATTTGTATCTGAATTACAACAAATATTAGATAGCTTTAATCAGTCAAGCATTTTACAAGCCGTAGTAAATGAATCTGCGGGCATGACCGATAGCGTAACGTCAAATAAATTAGCAAATCTAGTAGTAAATGAAACGGCAAATATTCAAGATTATGTCTTTAAGACATTGTTATTTAATTTATATTCCAATGAATTTATAAGCCCTCAAGATGGCTATAACAAGATATTAGTGTTATATCCAAGCATTACGGAAAACTCTAATTTATCGGATAACCAGTCGCTGATCGAATTGGTATTTTCTTTGGTATCTGAAAACGCTAATTTAAATGATTCGTTACACGCAACCGAAATAAATGCTTTTAATATATTTGAAAAAGCCATTGCTCAAGATTTTGTCTCTGAGCAAACAACTGCATATTTAGACATCAATGAATCTAGTAATATTCAAGATACTATAAAAGGAAACGATCAATACTTGCTTTTAATTAACGAAGAATTGCAAGCAAGCGACGAAGTTAATGCCGCCACTAATTTTATTGTTATGGTTATTGAGTACGATGAGATTTTAGATTCTTATTACTCTTTCCCAATATTCCAACTATCTGATAAAGTATGGCATATTTCTCCTAGAAAATTTCATTGGGATTTATAAAAGAGAATATAGTTTTAAAACGCAAAATGAATACTTATATTTTAGAAAAAAGAACAACAGAGGAGATATGGTTTGATATTGATTGCACCAATATCTTAAATGATTCTGAAATTATTGCCTCAATATCATCTATTGATTCAGATCAAGCGGGATTGATATTTTTGGGGGAAGCAATTAACCCCAATCCAGTTAATTTTTCAGATGGGCATCAGGCTAAGGCTGGGTCGGTTATCTCTTTGCAAATTAAGGGTGGAATAATTCAAGCATCGCAAACTAACCAGCTATACACGATTAGAGCGGTTTTTGTTACTAATGAAAGCAATATTAAAGAAGCTACTGTATTGTTAAATGTAACCAATATCCCCTCACAAACAGGGAGGGAGTGCTAATGCCATTATTAGAAGGTTCATCTAAAGCCATTATTCAATCTAACATTGCGGAGATGATTAAGGCTGGACATGAGCCTAATCAAGCTATTGCAGCCGCATATTCCAACGCTAGAAAAGACAGCGGGATAGATTCAGAAAAAGGCAATACTGATTTAGTGGCTTTTATTATGTATGTTGCTGGTGATAAAGTCTTATGGATGCGTAGGTCAGACGATCATTCTTGGAGTTTTACGGGTGGTCATGTAGAGATTGGCGAATCCGCTATGCAAGGCGCTATTCGAGAATCTATTGAGGAAATTGGACATACGCCAAAAACAGGATTACAGTTAATATATGAAGAAGAAAAACTCTGTATTTACTTATGTGCTGACGGTGAGTTTATCCCCAAACTAAACCATGAACATGATTCTTTTGTATGGGCATCATTAGATAATGCCCCTAGCCCAATTTTTCCCGTAAAAGAACAATCGGGAATGGATAAGCGTGAATACGATACAAATGGATGGTTTGAAATTAAAGATAACCCATTGTCTAAAGTTGGTGTATTTCCGTATTCGGGTAAATCAATATCTCCCGAATGTGATCCTGACAAAATATATTATGTATTGCGATCAGCAGAAGAATTGGGAAGCGAAGAATGTATTAGCTCATTTAATCTTTTGCCTTGGATTGACGATCATGTAATGCTAGGCAATGAAGACAATGGATTAACCCCAGCAGAATCAAAAGGAGTTCAGGGGGTAATTGGTGAGGATGTTTATTTTGATGGGGATACCCTAAAAGGAAACATTAAGGTATTTTCTGAAGCAATGAGTAATTTAATTGCCAATGGAAAAAAAGAATTGTCCTGCGGATACCGATGTAAATATGAATATTCACCCGGAGTATATAATGGGCAAAAATATGATTATGTGCAACGAGATATTCGAGGCAATCATCTAGCCCTTGTGGAAAAAGGTCGCATGGGTTCTGATGTAGCGGTATTAGATCATTTCAATTTCACAGTAGATAACAAGGAGCTTTTAAAGATGGCTGAAGAAAATCAAGAAGTTGTGGCTGAAAAGCCCGAGATGACCTTAGAGGAAGTTCATAAATTCCTAGAAGAAGTAATGCCTAAATTGGCAAAAATCCAAGAATTGACAGGCAAAAGTTATGAAGCAAGCTCAGAGCCTGAAGTTGTTGAAGATGATGATATGAAACCTTACGACGATAAAGAAGTTAAGGACAATTCAGAAGAAGAAAAAGAAGAAGAAAAAGAATCTTCTGCAATGGACGCTTCAGAAATTGCCCGCATGGTAGAAAAAAATATGTCTCAAAAAACTCAGTTGTATGCTGATCTGTCTGCTCATATCGGTGCATTCGATCACGCTGAAATGAGCCTTGATTCAATGGCGCAATACGGCTGTAAGAAACTTGGATTAGATGCCCCAAAAGATGCTCGCATTAGCTCTATTAAGGCATTTTTGAAGGGAAAGGGCGCACCATCTCAGGTGGCCATGGATTCCTCTGCTCAAAAAGCAAGTGGTAATTTTGTTAAACGATTCTTAGAAGGAAAATAATATGACTGCTGCTATTTTTCAATCAACAGTAAATATTGAGCAAGGCTTCGGCATTCCGGGCGAGCTTATTGTAGATGGTCCGCAACGAGTGGATTCTTTAACGCTTGACAGCAATGGCGGCACTATTGCCTATGCTTTTACCAAGTCAAACACAACCAATGTAGCTACACAAGGCGGCACCATTGCTAATGGTTCTATCGTGTTTGCTGGTATTTTGGTTAATCCAAAATCTTACGCATCATTTGGTAGCAGCGCCCCATTAGACCCAACAATGACTCTCAAAGCCAATCAACAAGGCGAGTTCTTGACTATGGGTACTATTGTTGTGAATTTAACTGGCTCCGCAAAAGTAGGTGATCTAGTTGTTTACAAACAATCTAATGGTGAATTGTCTGCTATTGCTCCAGGCGCTTCCCCGGCATCAGGATTTGCATTGGTTCCAAATGCAGTAGTTTGGAATTACCCAACAACAGGCGCTGGTTTAGCCGCTATCCGTCTTACCAACTAAGGATAAATTATGAGTAAATCTATTGAAAAAAGTCATATTTCAGCTCGCCAAGTTGAAAAAATTACAATGACTGCTGATGATGTTCGCGATTATGCGGCATTGGGCGAACTGGGTATTAGCTTTGGCGATAAAACCATTAAAGCGATGGCAAATTTCGCAATGGATGCACAATCTGATGTAACTGCTCCATCTATTACTACTCCTGTTCAGTTTTTGCAAAACTGGCTCCCGGGCTTTGTTAAAACAATTACAGCCGCCCGTAAGATCGACGAACTGACAGGCATTACTGTTAGTGGATCATGGGAAGATGAAGAAGTCGTACAAGGTATGTTAGAGCCTATTGGCAATGCAGTACCTTATGGCGACTACACCAATGTTCCTTTGTCCTCATGGAATACTAACTTCGTACGCCGTACTATCGTGCGTTTTGAAAAAGGTATTCGCGTGGGAATGCTTGAAGAAGCTCGTGCAGCCCGTATTCGTGTTAGCACTTCTGCTGAGAAACGATCTGCCGCCGCTAATGCTCTAGAAATTCAGCGTAATTTAGTTGGATTTTATGGTTTTAACGGTGGAAACAATCTGACATACGGATTCTTAAATGATCCAGCATTGCCAGCTTATGTGGGCGTTGTTGCGGGTGCAGGTGGATCTACATTGTGGAGTGCTAAGACCTTTTTGGAGATTACTGCTGATATTCGTACTGCCGCTGCTCAGTTGCAAACGCAATCTCAGGATGTAATCAACCCTGAAGACACAGAGATGACATTGGCGTTACCTACCAATTCATACCAATATTTGTCAGTAACTTCTGACTTTGGTATTTCTGTTCGTGATTGGCTAAACAAGACTTATCCTAAATTGCGTGTAATTTCTGCGCCTCAGTTGAACATTGCAAACGGAGGTCAAAATGTGTTCTATCTGTACGCAGAAAAAGTGGAAGACGGCGCATCTGACGATTCCCGCACTTTCGTCCAAGTAGTTCCAGCTAAGTTCCAAGCCCTTGGCGTTGAGAAAATGGCTAAAGCGTACGAGGAAGACTACACCAACGCTACGGCTGGTGTAATGTGCAAGCGCCCTTATGCAGTAGTTCGCTTTACGCATATTTAAGCGTGATGTAATATAGATAGGCGGGAGAAATTCCGCCTATTTAAAATATTAAAGGAAAGATTATGGCTAGAACAAAATCAACTCAAGCAATCATCAATGGGGCTTATGTATTTAGCACTTTAACAAACGATCAATCATACACAAGCTGGGTAAAAGGCGGTGGTGATATTCCTGTTAAAGGCCATACAGTCGTAATTAAAGGCGGTACGGGCGTGGCAAATGAGCGATTGATTACGCCATTGGGTGTAGCAACCGAAGTAAGCGAATTAGATCTTCAAGAGTTGCGTAAGAATCCATCATTCTTAGACCATGAAAAAAATGGCTTTATCGTGGTTCGTCCCAAAAAAGACGAAACCGAAAAAGTGGCATCTGATATGAATCTAAAAGATGAATCAGCACCACTGACCGAGGCAGATTACAAGTCTGAAGAAGAAGCACCAAAAACCAACTAAGTAAAATGTCCCATAATCCACCATTTTTCCAAGAGCAAGCGTTTCGTAATCAATTTTCTCAATTTGAAAATTCGACTATGTTTCCTGCCGAACAACTGGAAGCATGGTGGGTCATGGGTACTTCTTATATCAATATTGACAATAATTACCCTTGGAAGCCAGCACAATTACAGTTAGCTTCTGATTTAATGTGTGCTCACTTAGCGGCATCTTTTAGCTTAATCAATAAAGGCGCTCCAACTGGCGTAGTTCAATCCGCTACGGAAGGCTCTGTAAGCGTATCAATGACACCCCCTCCAGTTAAGTCTGCTTTTGGCTGGTGGCTATCTACTACCCCCTATGGAATGCAATTAAGGGCTTTACTTCATGCGGTAGCCAATGTAGGGCTATATGTTGGCGGTAGACCTGAATCATTTGCCTTTAGAAAGGTAGGCGGTTCATTTTGAGAAAATTTGATTTAAGCAATCTTGAATCTAAACTTAATCGAGTGCAAAAAGAGTTCTCGGGAAAAGTAGCTCAGATAGGATTTCCAAAAGGGGAAGAATATCCCGATGGCACTTCTGTTGCTTATGTAGCCACAATCCATGAATATGGCGCACCTGAAGCCAATATCCCCCCTAGACCATTCTTTTATCCCACGATTGCAGAGAAAAAGCGTGATTGGGTAAAGTTGATCGAAGATGATATTGCTGATGTAATCATGGGGAATAAGTCAGTAGATGATGTTTTGGAGTTGGTGGGGATAGTTGCCCACACTGATATTCAAGAAAAAATAGAATCCATTACAAGCCCTAAGTTATCTCCGATTACCATTCAAAGAAAAGGCTCAGAAAAGCCATTAATAGATACTGGTTATATGCACTCCTCTGTTACGAGCAAGGTGGCTAAAGCTGGTGATGAATTTGTAAAGGGCAAACAATGAACCTTCGATTGCTTGCCAATAAATTAACGCAGATTACCAACCCTAATACTACTATTCAATGGGTGCAATCCAATGGAAGCGTTATCAATGAGGCGGGAAAGCGCACTCCTAAAACCATTACTCTAACAGTTGAGGCTCAAATACAAGCGTTAAGCGCATCTGATTTAAAGCATATTGATGGATTAAATATTAATAGCGTCATGCGATCTGTTTATATGTATGGCAATGCAGTAGGAGTAGTTAGGGCAAATCAGATTGGGGGAGATATTTTGATATTCCCTGAGACGCCATGCGGATGCAATAAAAAGTGGCTAATTACTCAAGTAGTAGAGACTTGGCCTGATTGGTGTCATGTAGTCGTTACCTTGCAGGCAGACTAATGGTTACTTTAGATATTAACGATCAGTCAGTATTTACAGCTATGCGCTCATTTTTGATTAGCTTTTTACCTGCTAATACACAAGTGATACAGGCACAAGACAATAGAGTTTCTATGCCTAAAGGTGGATTTGTTGCCATGAATAATACGGGCATGGAGAGACTATCATATAACGTCGATAAATACCAATCTAATAATCAAGGAAAAACAGTATTAACTCCAACTAAATACTCGTTACAATTAGATTTTTATGGGGCAGTTGCTCAAGAATGGGCTTTTATGGCCATGTCATTATTTAGAGATGAATATGCTACTGAAATGTTCCCAAAAAACATTCAGCCTTTATACGCTGATACACCAATGCAAATACCTTTAATTGCTGGTGAATCACAATATGAGCAAAGATGGAAGCTATTAACAATTATGCAGTACAACCCAATTCTTACCACCACTTATCAGTCTATGCTTGAGGTGGACATAGGAATTATCCCAGTAGATCAGCAGTTCACACCATAACAGGAGCAAATATGAATACCATCCCATTTTCAGAAGTCGTAAGGATTGTTCCTTCCGTTTTATCCGCAGGGGGCAAAGCAGTCGATCTTAACGGTCTAGTATTGACTAAAAATGAATCTGCGCCTTATGGCTCAGTTTTAAACTTTTCGACTGCGTCCGATGTTAAGAATTATTTTGGCTCATCTTCTGATGAGGCATCTATCGCCAGCGTTTACTTTAAGGGATTTAACGGAGGCACTCAGGTTCCCGGAAGTTTATTGTTTTCAAGATTTCCACAAGCTGATATTGCTGGCTTTTTGCGTAGCGGGTCTTTAAAGGCATTGACACTTGGTGATCTACAAACCCTATCAGGTAATTTAGCTATCACAGTAGCTGGCACTTTAGAGACTTCAGGGGCTATTGATTTTTCGGGCGTGACTTCATTTAGCAATGCCGCTACTGTAATTCAGTCCGCTTTTGTGGCTACTAGCTTTGTAGTAACTTATGATTCCAATTTCAAGTCTTTTGTATTTACTACTGATTCAACTGGGGCAACTCAAACCATCACTTTTGCTGGTGTAGATACTTTATCTACCGCATTAAAACTTACACAAACAACTGGCGCAGTAACATCACAAGGCGCAGATGCCACAGTCCCAGCAGACTTTATGGATAGCCTAATCACAAGCAATCAAAACTGGGCTACTTTTATGACAGTTTGGGAATCTGACTTGGCAGAAAAGAAAGCATTTGCAAATTGGAGTGATGCAGAGCAACCTAGATGGTTATATGTATGCCATGATTCAGATATAAATGTTTTGACTGCAAACAGCACAGTAACCTTTGGCAATTATTTACAAGAAAATCAACTGATTGGTTCATTAGCTATTTATGGCAATAAGACCCATTCTGCTTTTGTTTGTGGTTTTGCAGCCTCTTTAAACTTTGACAAGCTAAATGGTCGATCTACTTTATTTGGGAAATCGCAGTCAGGTCTTGTGCCAACAATTAACAATGCGACTGAATTTAATGCGGTGAAGAGTAACGGATACAACTGTTATGGCGCTTATGGATCTAATAATCCAGCCAACAACGATAATTGGTTTTCTCCAGGCTCCGTATCAGGAAAATGGCTATGGGCTGACACTTATTTAAATCAGATTTGGCTTAACGCTAATATTCAATTGGCTATGGTTAAGCTCCTGACATCAGTAACTGCTATTCCTTACAATGCTCAAGGAAACGGTTTAATTTATTCTGCTGCGCTTGACCCAATCAATTCGGCTTTGAATTTTGGCGCAATTCGTACTGGTATTCGATTATCTGAGGCGCAAACTTCAGAAATTCAGTACACACTAGGATTTAATGCTTCGCCTACGATTGAATCCCAAGGATTCTATCTGCAAATTGGAGAGGCAACAGCACAAACTCGCGCATTAAGACAAAGCCCCCCAATCACGCTTTATTATCAAGACGGGGAAGCCGTACAACAGATCACTATGGCAAGTATCGCAATCCAATAAGGAAAAGAAAACATGGCAACTATTACCTCAGTAAACTCAGTACTAACATTGGCAATCAATGACTATTTTCCCGTTCCACAAACAATTCAAGGGTATGCAGTAGATGATGCTTTTGAATCAGAGGCGGTGCAGACTTCTGAAGTCCTAATGGGAGTGGACGGGATTTTAAGTGGCGGTAAAGTATTCAGTCCTTACAAGATGACTATTCATATCCAAGCTGACAGTCCAAGCGCACAATTATTTGACGCTTGGCGAAATGCAGAAGATGCGGCTCGTGAGGTGTTTGTAGCAAGTGGATCTATTGCTTTGCCAGCAACAAATATGCTTTATACTTTGCAAAGAGGATTTTTAACATCGGCTACCCCGTTCCCTGCATCCAAGAGAACATTGGAGCCATTGGTATATGAGATCACTTGGCAGAGAATCATTGGCGGTGCAGTCTAATAAAGGAAAATAGATGGCTAGGAAAGAGCTGACATTTACGGCAGAAACGGGCAGGGATAAAGGAAAGCAATTCTTTATAACAGAAATGCCAGCTTCAAAGGCAGAAAGTTGGGCTATTAAAGCAATTCTCGCAGTTGGTAATGCTGGAGTTGATATACCCGACGATCTAGCTTCGCACGGAATGTCAGGTCTTTTAGCAGTTGGCTATATGAATTTGTTAAAAATTCCGTATGAGATGGCAGAGCCTCTTTTGAATGAAATGATGAGTTGCGTTCAGTTTATTCCGTCACCTAGCATAAAAAGATATCTTATTGAAGATGATATTGAGGAAGTTTCTACACGCCTAGCAATTAGAAAAGCGATATGGAATCTTCATGTTGATTTTTTTTTAGGAGAAAACGGCTCGACTTCGGAATTAGAAAGCAACACCCATCCACAAGAAAATTCATTCAGTATCAAGCCTCCTCGCAAGCGGTAGCGACTGTGGTTTCTTCTAAACTAGCAACATTGCACGAACTTGATACTGTCTATGGAAGTGAAGATTTGTGGATTTTGCTAGAGATCAATGCTATTGATAAACATAACGCTAGTGTGAGTTAAAAATGGCAAATATTATTGATTCTTTATTTATTGAATTAGGCATTGATGCGACTAAATTTAATAAAGAACAAAAAAAGCTATTAGAATCTCTTAAAAAATTAGAGACCCAACAAAATAAAAGCCTAAAAAATACCAATAAAAATGTTGGAGATGTGGCGAAAGGATTTGAAGCCGCTACCCAAGCCGTTTTTAGATACTTTCTAGCTTTTAATGCAGTAAATGCCATTAAAAAGTTTGCATTAGAAACCCATAATGCCAATGTTGAGGTGGAAAGATCATCTAAGCTAATGTCCATGTCTGCCCAAGATACAAAGGCTTGGGGGGCAGTTTTTGAGCATTCAGGCGGTAGTGTTGAGAGTTTTACCGAAACCATGAAAGGTTTGCAGTCTAGCCTTGCAAAAGTAAAACGAGGCGAAGCAGGTATTTTTGCGCCAATAGCCGCTTTAGGGGCGATTAAGGCGTTCGACATTAACAACACAACAGTTGATCTATTAGAGCTTGCTAAAGCATTGCAAGAGGTTAAGAAATCGGGAAGATTTACTCAGGCTGAAATGTTGGATCATTAAAAAAGCATTGGATTAAGTGAGGCAGATTATTTAGCGCTTACTGAAACTCCAGTTGAAAAGCTAGAAGAACAATTCAAATACTATAAAGAACTGTATAAAAATTCTGATAAACAAGCCGATATTGCCAAAAAAGCCAATGATAAATGGTTATTATTTAAAAATAAAGTATCTGAAAACACAAAATCATGGATGTATAACCAATCATCAAGAGGTGAATGGGCTGTTAATATTGGTGAATCTGTTGCCGAATTTTTTATTGAAAAAAATAAAAAAACAAATAAATCAGAAAATTCTGCATCAAACAGATTTAATGATTTAGAAAAAAAATACAATCTTCCTGAAGGAATGTTAGATAAACTTTGGAAAATTGAATCTAATCGTGGTCAAAAGATGGTATCTGATAAAGGAGCTACTGGACACTTTCAATTTATTCCTGATACGGCTAAAGCATACGGATTAAGCAGAGAGGACACATTTGATTTAGGTAAATCTTCAAACGCAGCCGCCATGATGCTTTCTGATTTATTAAAACAATATAAGGGCGATGTTACTAAATCTTTGATTGCGTATAACTGGGGGTCAGGCAACTATGAAAAATATGGAAAAAACGGACTACCATTAGAAACACAAAAGTATCTATCTCAGTATTATGGTAACGATATGACGGGTTCTAGTTTAAACGCACAGTCTGTAATGAGAACAATTAACAACACATCCGAGGTATCCATTCAAAATATGAATATCACCTCAAATGCAACTGATTCTGTCGGTCTTACGAAAAATATAGGGGAAAGCCTTAAAAACCATTCTTTAATCGGCTCCGCTATTACGGGAAATGAATAATGCCGTTAATACCCTATCCTAATGTCCCTCAGCTTCCCGGTGTCCCCGCATTAAACCGTAGCAACAATGCCCAGTTTGTCGGTGGTGCGCTTAATGTTGTGGGTCAAATACTGCCCGATTCTTTGTTTTCTACCAAATGGGAAATATTAGATGAAAACGATAAAAAGCTAATTACGCCTGATTCTGTGGTTTCTTTTTCTTACAAAGAAGAACGAAGGATTCCAACATATCCCATTGAAAATGGCGGTTTTCAAAGTTATAACAAAGTAGCCGTTCCTTTTGATATTCAAATTACCGTTACTTGTAGTGGTAGCAAGGGGAAAATGAAAAAAAGTGATTTTTTAAACGCCATTAACAAAGCCCTTGATTCAGTTGAATTGCTAACTATTGCAACTCCTGACCGAAGCTATCAAGATTGTAATTTAATACACGTAGATTATCGAAGGGAATCTAATAGAGGCGCTCAACTTATTATTGCCCAGCTATTTTTTCAGCAAGTAAGAGTAGTGAGTCGAGAAAAGAAAAAAACCACGCAACCATCGGGGAGTGAAAAAACATTCTTAGGAGAACTAACTACGACTGTTAAAGACTTCTTTGGCTCGTTTAAGCCTTCTTCTGCTGGGATTGGTAGTTTTAAATGACAACTTCAACAATACCAATTATTGCTACTCAATCTCAGACTTTTACAATTCAGTTGGATAGTCAAAGTTGCACAATCAATATATACCAAAAAAGCACAGGTCTATATTTTGATCTGTTTTTAGATGGTTCGCCAGTTGCTCAAACTATGCTTTGCTTAAATCAAGTTGGATTGATTAGAAATTCTTATTTAGGCTTTAATGGACAGCTTTCTTTTGTTGATACGAAGGGTCAATCAGACCCATCATGGGAAGGATTGGGCAATAGGTTTGCATTGGTGTATGAAGTATGACATTTGCAAAAAAGCAATTAACAATTATCTTTTCTATTGATGGGAAAGAGTTATATTTAGAAGGCCTTAGATGCCATGCGTTGATTAGAAATGCGGGCGGGGCTAATGCTTTTTCTAATGCTGAAATAGTCATTAACGGCATGACATTAGATCAAATGAATAAATACTCAAGCACTGGTGCTACTACTGCACAAGGTGCTTTAGCTTTAAATAAGATCACAGTCACCATTCTTGCTGGAGACCAAAACGAAGTAATAGGGCAGGTATTTAGCGGTCAAGTTTTAAAAAGTTATATTGATTTTTCATCCGTTCCAGAAGTGGCTTTTGTGTGCAGCGCTCAGTCTGGATTATGGGAAAAAGCCAACCCAGCAAAGGCTAATAGCTGGAAAGGTACTCAGGATGTTGAGGTTCTTATAGAATCATTAGTAAAACAGATGGGTTCGCCTTGGACATTTAAAAACAACGGCGCTCATGCAGTTGTTCAGAATCAATATGTATATGGCTCAATAATCAATCAGATTCAAAAATTAGCCAAATATTCCAGCATCCCGCTGTCTATTGATGGCAATGTAATATCTATATGGCCTAATGACGGCACAAGAGATAATATGGTTATTGATGTCAGTTCAGAAACTGGGCTTATTGGCTATCCGTCATTTAATGAGATCGGGTTTAGCATTAAAACTGAATATAACCCAAATATGATTAACGGTAGAATTGTTAATTTAAAGACCGTAATACCCAAGGCAAATGGAAAAGCGCCAATTCAAAGCTCTGCCCATGAATTGAGTACATTAACTCCCGATGGTCCTTGGTTTACCAATGTAATATTAAGTCCAAGCTCTTATGTCAGCCAAAGCTAATCAATCCCCCATAAATGCCGTAGCTGGAGATATTTCTTCAGAGCTTGGCAGAATCCAATTCTTAATAAAGACAGCGTTATCAGGCATTAGAACTTCCATGCCCGTTAAAGTTGTAAGCGTTGAAAATAGCGGTGGTTTATCACCCATTGGTTATCTTGATGTTCAGCCATTGGTTAATCTAGTGGATGCTAACGGAATAGCCTCAGAGCATGGAATTATTTACAATGTCCCTTATATGCGTATCCAAGGCGGCAATAATGCCGTTATTATTGATCCAGTTGTAGGTGATATTGGTATTGCAACAGTTTGCGATAGAGATATTTCAACAGTTAAAAATACTGGTGGCGATATATCTGCGCCCGGAAGCAATAGAAAATGCGATATGTCGGACATGGTATATCTGATGACAATTATCGGGTCAGCACCAACTCAATATCTACAATTTAATAGCGAAGGAATAAATATATTTTCTCCGACAAAAATTAAATTAGAAGCTCCTATTGTTCAAATTGATGCCTCTACTTCTTGTAGTATTAACTCTGCTGCGATTGTGTTAAATGGTCCAATATCGCAAACGGCAGGGTCAGGAAACGCTATTTTTGCCGGATCAATTACTACACCATCAACAGTTGAGGCATCTGATGTTATTGGGGGAGGTATTAGCCTTAAAACTCATAAACATGGTGGAGTGCAAACTGGCGGTGGTCAAACTGGAAGCCCTGTATGATTATTCAAAATACATTATTACTCGATCAAGACGCATGGGACTTGGTTTTGGATGCCAATGGTGATATTGCGTTGGCTGGCGCTCCCTACTCAATAGCCCAAGATGTAGCAAGCGCAACAAGGACATTTTTGGGTGAGTGCTGGTATGATAATGCCTTGGGAATCCCGTATTGGCGAGATACTTTAGGTTATTTACCACCTATGTCCTTGGTAAGGCAAAGAATAATAGATCAAGCTATGACAATTCAAAATGTTGTAACGGCAGACGTAAGTTTTACTGCTTTTGAAAACAGGCAGCTAACAGGCAATATATATATTATTGATACCGATGGCGCAGAAAATAACATTTCTCTTGGAGATATTCAATGAGCAATGTTCCATCAATTACTTGGTCTAACGGCTCTCCCGTACTTCCTCAAGAATTAGACATATTAGCAGGGGTACAGGCTGATATTGATTCAGCCTTTGGGGGTGGCGTAAACGCATCCTTGCAAAGCCCACAAGGTCAATTAGCACAATCTGAAACGGCTATTATTGGCGATAAAAACGATCAAATAGCCTATATAGCCAATCAGATGAATCCTTCTATGGCTTCGGGTATTTGGCAAGATGCCATTGGGTATATCTATTTTATGGAAAGAATCCAAGCAACAGGCACGATAGTAAATGTTACCTGTAATGGTGCAGTAGGCGCACCAATTCCAAGTGGCACTATTGCACAAGATACCAATGGATATTTATATGCTTCAACTTCATCTGCGGTAATTGGGGCTAATGGTTTTGTAGTAGTTCAATTTCAAAATCAATCAACTGGACCAATACCCTGCGCCATCGGTGCTTTAAATAAAATTTATACGGCAGTCGCTGGATTAGATTCAATAACTAATACAGAAGGTGGATTTTTAGGTAATGATGTGGAATCTCGTGAGGAATTTGAACTACGCAGAAAAAACAGCGTGGCTATAAATTCACGCAATTCATTGCAATCTATTCACGCTTCAGTGCTATCCGTTCCTAATGTAATTGATGCTTTTGTTGTGGAAAACAATGAAAACGCAACTGTAGATTATGGAGCAACAAATTATCCTTTAGTTCCGCATTGTGTTTGCGTAAGTGTGGCCGGTGGAAACTCAAACGATATAGCTAAGGCAATATGGAATAAAAAGCCGCCCGGATGCCTATACACTGGAAATATCTCAGAAACAGTCTATGACGATTCTTATCCAGTCCCACAACCTAGTTATCAGGTTACCTTTCTTATACCCGATTCAATCCCTATTTATTTCAAAATAGAAATTGAAAACTCTCCTTTGCTTCCGTCAAATATTGAAGATTTAATTAAAAATGCAGTTATTGAATCATTTTATGGGCAAGATGGCGGGTCAAAAGTTGGCATAGCTTCTACTACTTATTCGGGAAAATATTATGCAAATATCAACGCCATAAATCCATATATAAATACTATTGAAGTTTATGTAGGTTTAACACCTAATCCAACTACGCTATTAGCGGCTTTTGGAATAAATCAACTTCCTATTATTTCTGCTGAACAAATATTAGTAACTTTGGTTTAATATGCAAAATTGGGACAAAACATTATTAAGTCAATATTGTGCATCTCCAACAATTAGGGCGATATTAGAGGCTCTTAATTCAGCTATTGACCCAACAGATGATATTGCTAATCTGTATTCAAAAATTAGAAATGTATATACAGCAGAAGGGATTGGTCTTGATATTTGGGGTCAAATAGTTAATGTTTCTCGATTTTTAGAGATAGAAATTTCTGATAATTATTTTGGTTTTTCAGAAGCCTATTTACCTCAATATGAAGAAACAGGTCCACAACCCTTTGGACAAGCACCTTTTTATACAAGTAATTCACTAACAAATACTTATGAGCTTTCAGATAATGTGTATCGTCAGCTTATATTGATTAAAGCCGAAGCAAATATTAGTGATTTATCAGTTCCTAAGTTAAATTCATTTCTTAGGAAATTTTTTGGAAATTCGATTGATGGAAGCCCTTATGGAATTGCTTATGTAATTGATACCCTAAATCAGTATTTCATTTATCATTTTGATTTTATTCCTAGCAAAACCCAATTAGCTATTATTGAAAATTCGGGCGTTTTTCCAAAACCAGCAGGCGTTAAACTTATTGTTACATATTAAGGATAAAAAATGCAAAGTAGTAATATCCCTTCAAAAATTCCGCTTCCCTTTGCTTACGCTGGGACAAAAAATACTATTCCAGTAAATTCTCAAATTGGAATTGTAGATGGAAAAGCGTCTTTAACCGATGGCTTCCCCCCTCTTACATTTACCCCGTTATCTGCTGGAGGAAAGCCCCCATCAGGCGCAGATTTTAACGGCATCTTGAATGAAATTACGGCAATCCAGCAATGGCAATCTGCTGGAGGTTTTTTTACTTATGATGCTGGATTTTCTACATTAATAAACGGATATCCAAAAGGCGCAGTAGTGCAATCTACTTTTGGTGGATTATGGATAAGCACTTCAGAAAACAATACAACTGACCCAGATTCTCTCAGTTCAAATGGATGGGTTCCTTTTATTTTTAAAGGGTCTGAACCTGTATCCGTTACGACATCAAATGTAACCTTGACGCAGTTACAAGCTGCCTACCCAATTATTACTGTTAGCGGCGTTAAAACAGGCGCTAGAAACCTTATTTTTCCGAATATTGTTGGACAATGGATTGTTCAAAACAACTCCACTGGGTCATTTTCTTTAACGGCTAAAACAACAAGCGGTACGGGGGTTACACTAACACAGGGCGAATCAACTTATATTTATAGTGATGGTAATAATGTTTATTTTGGTGATTCTGCAAAAGTAGCAAGTTTTAATAATCGAGTAGGTGCAATTACTTTAAATGCAAACGATGTTATTACTGCTCTTGGATATACGCCATTGCAATCTATTAAAGGATTGGGATATGGTGGTGAGACTTGGAAAAATTTAACTGATTATAGAGGATTTAATATTTTATATACAAATCCTTATCCATATCCAATAGCGGTAGGTGCTTCTACAACTTGTAGCACAGGCTCTTCTATTGATGCCTATGTAAATGGAGTCCAAGTTAGCTATTTTAGATGGCAATTTAACGGATGCGGCTCTTATGGCGGTGCGTTTATTATTGTGCCCCCTTATCAATCTTATTACCTCGGTAGCGGTCAAGGGGTTTTAAATTGGACAGAACTTTATTAAGGTAAAAATGAAACATTACAAAGACAAAGACAATAATCTTTTTGGATATGAAGAAGAAAAAGAAATTCCAGAAGGATTGATTGAGATAACTATTGAAGAATCACAAGTTATTGGAAAATTAAATTTTGAAAAAGAATTTGAATCCAAAATAGCATCTATGGATTATGTAAGGCAACGCATAAATTTTTATCCTGAAATTGGTGAGTTTGTTGATGCTTGGGTAAAAGACGATCAAAAAGCACTAGAAGAATATAGGCAAAAATGCCTAGCCGTAAAACAAAAATACCCAAAACCTGATGGCTTTTAAAAATGAATAATGAAGATCAATTAAACAAAATCGCCGAAGATGCAATAAAGCGAGTGTTTTTTATTATTGGAGTGGATATTTCAAATGCGGAATCTGTTGAGGAATTTAGGGAAGATTTACGCTTTGGAAGAAAAATCCGCAAAGCCAGCAATGGCGGGTTTATGGCTGTTGTTGCCATGATATTTGTAGCCATTGCCGCTTCCACTTGGGTTGGAATTGTTGATGGCATTAAATATCATCGTTAATCATGGATAAAATATCTGACATACTAAAGAATATAGCTCCAAGCATAGCCACTGCTATTGCTGGTCCGGCTGGTGGATTGGCGGTAGACTGGTTAGCCAATAAACTAGGAGTAGATCCAAGAAATATTCCCGCTGCATTGGAATCGCCAGAGATAAAACTTCAATTAGAATCTTTGAATTTAGAGTTTGAAAAAACCTACGCACAAGATCGAGATTCGGCAAGAAAAATGCAAATTTCAGCTTTGCAACAAGACGATAAATTTGCCAAAGATTTTATATATTGGTTTGCTATCATTTGGTCTATTTTTTCCATGATTTATTTTGGAATGGTTACTTTTTTGCCGTTGCCAGAACATGGGGAAAATTTTGCCAATATCATCCTTGGATTTTTATTGGGAACGGCAGTAGCGGCTATTTTTAATTTTTTCTACGGATCTAGCCAAGGAAGCAAAGACAAAGACAAAAACATGGGAACAAAATGAAATTAAGTCCACATTTTACCTACGAAGAACTAACTCACACAGACCATCGAGAATTAGACAATACACCAAACGAGGCAGAACTTGAAAATCTTAAAAGGTTGGCGACATTTTTGGAAGGCGTTAAAACGCTCTTGGGTGGCAAACCTATTATTATCAACAGCGCTTATCGGTCTCGTGCTGTTAATATCGCTGCTGGCTCTAAAGACAGTAGTCAGCATCGCCTTGGATGTGCTGCCGACATAAGAGTTCCGGGAATGACCCCAGATCAAGTCGTAAAATCCGTCATTGCTTCTGATATTGCGTTCGATCAGGTAATCCGTGAGTTTAATCGCTGGACACATATTAGCATCCCAAACACTCCACAAGACAAGCCACGCAGGCAAGCGTTAATTATTGATTCTAAAGGCACTCGCATTTATAGCTGATATTGACTTTAATGAGGCTTTGCGGCGAATAGCCCATGCCGATAAAAATGTTTTGTTGCCAAAGACCGGCAATTCAGACAAGAAAAAAACCACACCGCCAAAAAAGAACGATGTGGTTAAGGTCAAATCAAAACAAAGTTAATTGACCTGGGTGTGAACGCCAGTGTTGACATACACTCTCTTGCTTTCCACGACGAAAGCGAGTGTATTGCCGTACAAAAACGTTTTTAATGCGATAAAAATACATTTCAAAACTCCAATATTCATTGGAGGGTCTTTGTCTTGACTACGCCCACTTCTATGGTCTACAATAGACCATGTCAGGAAAGACATGGGCAGTAGTGGCGAGGTAAACCCCCACCACCACGCCAAAGGCGGTTTGTAATTAACCTATTATCAGTAGGCGAATTTTTTGAAACGCTCGCAATACGTAATGCAACATGTTTTAACTCCGATCTGCTAAGTCAACCAGCTTAACCTCTGGGCCTCTTGAGGCATACAACGATTGGAAAAAAGAAAGCCGCGTTCCCGCGCGGCTTTCGCCTTTTTGCAATATCAATTTATGCCGCGATCTTCGTTGGTTGGATAAAAAAGATCGACAAATGATGTAAAGGCCGTTAAGAAACGAGCCTTCTCAATCTTGCTCCACTCAACTCCTTCGGTTGGCAATAAAAGTAAGAGAAAATGAAAAGGTAGAGTTTTTAATGAGGAATTAGTGACTATTGTTGCTATTTATTGGGATTTAGAAATTACAAGCATGTCCTATCAAGCATATAATTACCTTAAAAATACCCCAATATAGCTCCCAACGGAGCTATTAAAATTCCTAAAAACCTAAAAAAAATATAGCCGTTAATTTTGGTTGAGTAGGCAATATCAATAATATTAAGCGCCCACCCTGCAAGCAAAACAATACCAAATAAAAAACAGGCAACAAATAAATAGTTTTGATGTTTATTTTTCATTTGAATTAGCACATAAATAAGTGTGTTTCAATATAACAAATGAACCCGATTCTTCACAATCAAGAAAAATGACTCTTTTTTCTATTGAAGTGCCAAGAATAATAAAAAGATTCGCTTGAACAAAGAACAAAATTCCAAAAATAATTATTTTTAATAAAAGTTTCATTTATTGCTTCCTAGGGTTATCCATTAGGTATTATCACCTAAAACCCGATACTCTAGGAGAAAACACAAAAGTGGCTTGCCAAGTAAGAGGTTTAGGCATTACGTTGTCATCCACCAGCCCCCTAATATTCCAGCCCAAATTAACGTAAACACACCGACTGCTAGAAAAAATCCGTTTAACATAGGTGAACTGAAAGAGTCCATTAGCATTAACCAAGCACCACCCCTCTTTTGCATTGTCGTTGTCCTTAATCGTCTTATCACCGATTACGGATGTTCTATACGGGTAACTTAAATTTACTAACCCAAAACTATATGCTGGGTTACGACGCAACCATTTGGCCATAGCCCAGTAACTTGGTGGGTTAGATTTTCGAAATGTAGCATCGCCAAATAAATCATTATCTGGAGTCATAAACCAATTAAGCCATCTAGGTAGCCTTGGACCAAAACCTTCATAGCTATGGTTATCGCACCATCCATATTGAACTGATGCAAAGAAAGGTAAGATAGGCGCAAATACAACACCTATTAAAGTGAGAACTAAATTAGGCAACACTAAAGCGCCGTATATAAAATAAATCATAATATTCCACCTACTTTTTAGGCGCTCCAGCTAAGGTCGTTAGTTGGTTGTTATCGCAATCGAAAAAACCACCTACTTCTTTAGGCGCTCCTTCTAAGCTGGTTAGCTGGTTGTTATCGCAAACGAAAGTACCACCTACTTTTTTAGGTGCTCCGTTTAAGGTGGTTAGTTGGTTGTTATAGCAAATGAAAGAACCACCCACTTCTTTAGGTGCTT